ACACACTAAACCAAAGAACAGGAGATATGGTAGCAGAACCGCTTGAAGTACCGCTATCACTTGATGGATTTGAAGTTTACATCTATCAAAAGAAAGGCTTTTTTATTGAGCAGTATTTTAAGAATATAGCAGATGCTTACGAACAATTCTTACCTATCTGCTCGTATATAAAGCGAGAAATCAGAACTGACCAAATAAACGGAGGTATGGTAGGGCAGTACAATGCTTCAATCACACAACGTTTAAACGGACTAACTGAGAGAACTGAAACTACTATAACAATGGAGATGCCGTTATTCCCAGAAGAACAAAAAGCAATAGATGTTCAAGAGAACTACCTCGATAAATAAAATCCTATCTTTAAACGGAAGGATAAAAATCATACAAGGCGGAACTTCTGCAGGCAAGACATTTGGCATCCTTCCGATACTGATAGATAAGTGCGCTAAAGAAAATGGCTTAGAAGTCTCCGTAGTGGCTGAGACGATACCTCACTTACGTAGGGGAGCGTTAAAAGACTTCCTAAAAATAATGCGATGGACTAATCGTTACTTTGACGATAGATTCAACAAGACGCTACTTAGATACGAATTTGCTAACGGTTCATCAATGGAGTTTTTCTCGGCAGATGACGCATCTAAACTACGAGGTGCGAGACGTGATATCTTATACATCAACGAGTGCAACAACGTAACGTTTGAGGCTTACAATGAACTTTCAATACGTACAAAGAAAGAGGTTTACTTAGACTTTAACCCTGCCAATGAGTTTTGGGTACACAAGGAACTAAAAGACGAACCTGACACGGACTTCATAATATTAACCTACAAAGATAACGAGGCTTTAGACGAAAGTATTGTCACACAAATTGAAAAGAATCGTGACAAAGCAGCTACGAGTTCTTACTGGGCTAATTGGTGGAGAGTGTATGGACTTGGGCAAGTAGGTAGTCTTGAAGGAGTAGTATTTAACAACTGGAAAGAAATCGACACCATACCAAAAGAGGCAAAGCTCATAGGAATAGGATTAGACTTTGGATACACGAATGACCCTACGGCAGCAATTGAGATTTACAACTATAACGGAACACGGATAATAAACGAACTTGTTTACCGCACAGGAATGGTAAACTCAGACATCGCTAAGATACTTCCGTCAGCCGTTATTATCTACGCAGATAGCTCAGAGCCTAAATCAATAGAAGAGATAAGAAGGCAAGGCAAAACAATCAAAGGAGTAACGAAAGGAGCTGACTCAATCAACTACGGTATTGATGTAATGCAAAGGCAAGACTATTTAGTAACTAAGCAAAGCACGAACCTGATCAAAGAACTACGCTCCTATTGTTGGGATACTGACAAGCAAGGTCAACGAATGAGAAAACCGATAGACCACTACAATCACGCTATTGATGCTTTACGTTACCACGAGATGGAAGCACTCGGTTTAAAATCAAACTATGGACAATACAACATCCGATGAGCTGCCTAAAATGATTAGGGTAGTAGAGCAATACATCAAAGACAAGACAGGCAAAAGAGTCAACATCGTATTCAATGACATCTTCAACGTGAGAAGGCACACTCAGATGCTGGCTCAGGCTTATGCCTATGTGTTACAAAAAGACGAATCACAAGTTAAATAATTATGGAAGTACAAATAAACGTACCATCAACACTAAACGAAATCCCACTAAAGCACTATCAGGACTTTCTGAAGGTGCAACGTGACTCTACTGACGAGGAGTTTGTAGCTCAAAAGATGGTAGAGATATTCTGCGGAATCCGATTAGTAGAAGTAGCCAAGATAAAGCTGACTTCATTAAACGAATTGATAGCACACTTTACGCAACTGTTCAATCAAGTGCCTAAATTCACACCTAAATTTATGATAGGCGATATTGAGTTTGGCTTTATTCCTGAACTTGAAGAGATAACCTTTGGAGAGTACGTGGATTTGGATTCTCATTTGCAAAGCTGGGATAAATTCCATAAGGCAATGGCAGTTTTGTACCGCCCTATAAAAACACGAAGCGGAGATAAATACGAGATAGCAGAATACAACCCTAACAAAGATATGGAGGAGCTGATGCAGTACGCACCATTAGATGTATGTATTGCAGCATCGGTTTTTTTTTGGACTTTAGAAAGCGACTTACTGCAAGCTACTCTGAACTATTTGGAGACGGAGATGAAGAAGGAGAAGAACCTGTCGCAGACTTTAGCGAAACAACTCAATTTAGCAAACGATGGGGATGGTATCAGTCACTTTATGCACTCGCTAAAGGAGATGTCACAAAGTTTGACGACATCGCCAAGTCAAGGGTTACTAAATGTCTTACCTATCTCACATTCGAAAAGCAAAAAAACGAAATTGAACAACGGCAACTTGAAAGACAACTAAGACGATGAAAGGATTTTACGATATAACGAACAAACTTAAAACACACTTTATAGCTGACCCTATTGTAAACACAGTAACGGAAGGAGACATCTTTGAGGTGGACTTAAACAAGCAGACAATATTTCCGCTTGTACATATGATGATCAACAACGCATCGTTTGAAACCAATGTTGTGCGCTTTAACGTAAGCCTCATTGCGATGGACATTGTTGACATAAGCAAAACTGCAACAACTGACGTGTTCAGAGGCAACTCAAATGAGCAAGATGTACTCAACACACAATTGGAGGTCTTAAATCGAGCCTATGCGCTAATGCTACACGGAAACTTGTGGGATGATAAGTACGTTGTTGACGGCAATCCTACTTGTGAGCCGTTTACTGAACGCTTTGAAAACTTTATGGCAGGCTGGACTATGACACTTGACATCCTTATCCCTAACGAGGTAACAATCTGCTGATGCAAAACACGGAAGTACAAAAGGAATTAGAGAAGTTTAGAGATTATGTCATTGACACCTCTAAAAAGAACCTTGTGCGCCTTAAAAAATCAAACGGTAAGTTATACAAAACGCTGCGAGGTCAAGTCAAGACGATGCCTAACTCCATTTCGATTGAGTTCTTTATGGAAGATTACGGAGTGTTTCAAGATGCAGGTGTCAACGGACTAAAAGAAAAGCACGGCTCAAAGTACAGTTTCAGAAAAGGAGTGCCAAATGCCAAGATGTTAAAGTCATTAGATGTATGGCTTAGGCGCAAAGGATTATCTCCAAGAGACAAATCAGGTAAGTTCGTAAAAAGAACAAGTATGAAGTTTGCACTTGCAAGGAGCATCTTTAACAAAGGCATAAGCAAGAGCTTGTTTTTTACTAAACCGTTTGAGGCAGCTTACAAGCGACTACCTGAGGAGCTGGTAGAAAAATACGGACTTGATGCTCTAAAATTATTCAATGAACAAATAGACCAAATACAAAAACAAAATGGCTAACATATTTACAAGGAGTCCACACATCGTAACTATAAACGTAGCAGGGCAAGTAGAAACCAAGATAGAACTTTACTTGTGGAACTCAGGTTCAATGCCAAGCGCACCGCAGTACGTTTTAAGCAAGTTAATTGCTGCGACTAATGCTCCTACAACCTATTACGATTTATCGCCTTACATCAGCGAGTTTATAGATCACAACAATCTACAAACGCAACCTGCTACAACGGCAGCTACTCCGACAAATCAGTACGTAAATTTCTTGTATAGAAAGTACAGGAGAATCGGTAGCACCTTTGCACAAACTGGTTCTGATGTTACCGGCTTAGGCTTTAACGGATTTGGATACTATGCAGAAGGAAGCAACCCTGTTTTATTTGATGTCTTTTCTGATAACACGAATTACTATTATAACCCTATCAACAACGTAGGATGGTTTACGGCTTACACAGGTGGCAATGTAGCCAAAGTTAAATACACGAATTATAGCACCGCAGCAACTCAAACAATAACCCTAAGTGTAAACGCAGTAAGAGACGTTAGAAGAGTATATGCAGGGTGGGAAGCAGTAGGCAATAAGGTTGAGTTTTTAAATTCAGCAAACGCAGTTTTATGGACTGCCAATGTTTACCCAAAAACGGAATGTAAATATACTCCAGTTCAGATTGACTTTGTAAATAAATACGGAGCGTGGCAAAGGGAGTGGTTCTTTAAAGCAAGTTACGATAGCTTGAATGTTGAAAACACGGAGTATAACCTAATGCAAAGCACGTTCCCTAACTACCTATTAACTGAAGGACAAAGAGAAGTGTTTAACGCTAACGGAAAGCAAACAATCAAAGTAAACACGGACTGGGTAGATGAAACCTTTAAGGAGAAAATTAAACAGCTAATGTTAAGCGAAAAGATACTTGTAAACGAAACTGCTGCGAAGCTAAACACGAAGTCAATGGACTTAAAGAAATCCATAAACTCAAATCTAATCAACTACGAGATGGAGTTTGAATTTGCATATGACGTTATTAACTCAGTAATGTAATGAGCAGAGAGGTACACTTATACGTCAGTACAACACGCTACCAAAATATAACAACATCGGTAGTCAACAACTTTTTTCAAAGCGTTACTAATGCTGGAGGAGTATGCGAAAGCGGTCAATGTATGATTGACTATCTTAACTCGTTAGGCGGTTTGTTTGGTAACTATGAAAACTCGGAAAGATTAGAGCTATTCAATGACGAAACAATAAACCTCACAAGTACAGTACAAAACGTTCAAGACATATCTAAAACCTTTACGGACTTTTCGCAGAGCTTTACAATTCCTGCGAGTGATCATAACAACCGAATACTTCAACATTTTTATCAGTCAGATGTCAACGCTTTATTTGATTATAACCTTAGATTAGATTCCTTTATTGAGATTGACTTGACTTTCTTTAGGAGGGGTAAGTTGCAAGTAGAAAAGTCAAACCTAAAAAACGGAAGACCTGAAAGCTATACGGTAACATTTTACGGAGATGGCAGAACGCTCAAAGATTACTTTGGTGAGGATTTACTTTCTGATTTGGACTATACTGACTATAATCACGTTTATTCGGGTACAGAGGTTAAAAATAGACTCACGGATGGAACTAACCAATATGATGTAAAGTATCCGCTAATTAGCTCTAAACGCATTTGGCATTATCAATCAAACTACGTAAACGCTACGACTCCTAACTGGCTTGATATAACTTCTATATCCCAAAACGATATACACGCAAGTAGCGGAGCAATCCATTTTAATGAGCTTTTTCCTGCCGTCAGAGTAAGTACAATCTTTGACTTAATTCAAGCTAAATACGGAGTAACATTTAACGGCACTTTCTTGCAAGATGATAGATTTACTAAGCTATTTTTATATTACAAAAACAAAACTGAATTTGACATTATAGGCAAGCAACATTTAGTTGACATTCAATCAGTTTCTGCTCCAACTGGACTCTACGACCTTTCTCCATACATAGACACTACTGCTGACACAATTACATTCACAGAGTTAAACGGAGTGCTTACACATCAACTTGAGATTGAGATTATTTCTTTGTCAACTGCTGCCACTATTTATGCTGATGTATTCCAAAACGGAAACTTACTTAACTCAGTTCAGATTAGTGCAACTGGTACTTATACTTTGGATGTAGTCAATCAGACATCAGGTTTGAATGCAGTTTATCAAGTTTATCTAAGACCTGCCGCAGCAGTTAACGTAACTCACTCTCTTAAATACTCAGTTCTTTATTTGAATGCTTCGTCTTTGGTTACGGAAACACAATCAACAACGGATGCTGCAACCAATATGGTTCTCACTCAAAGTTTGGAGTATAACGCACCTCAAATGAAGATTGCAGATTTCTTTGCAGGAATCCTAAAGACTTTTAATATGGTTTGCGTAGGTTCAGGAGAGAATACATACGACATTGCACCCCTTGACGATTGGTACGGTCAAGGAGCAATTGTAGACATTACCGAAGACACGGACATTACTTCTATTGATGTTGCTCGTATGCCGCTTTACAAAAAGATATCTTTTAAGTATCAAGATTCAGACTGCTTCCTTAACAAGCAGTTTACTCAAGTCTACTCACGAGGTTACGGAGATATGACATATCAGTACCCTTACGATGGTGGAGAGTTTACAGTTGACTTACCTTTCGAAAACATTTTACAACAGAAATTTACAGCAACTAATTTACAAGTAGGATATGCTTTAAACAATGAGTTTGCACCATACACACCGAAACCTATATTGCTTTATCAATATGACAATTTAGACTGTAATTTTAAATTCAGCGCGGGTTCAACTGTTACAATTACCAACTACACACCTTTTGGTCAAGACTTACGCTACAACAACACGGATTTAACAAGCAACTTTTCTCCTGAAACATCAACGCTATTAAATTACCCTATCCAACAAACACTATTTGCTCAGTATTACTTTTCGTACTTGTACAATCTTTACAACCTAAAGCAAAGGCTCATCAACGTCAAGACAATTCTACCAGTAGGAGTTCTGACAAACCTAAAGCTAAACGATAGGTTAATCATCAGAGACAAGCGGTATATCATTAACGATATGAACACGAACCTAACAACAGGAGAAGTTCAGTTCTCGCTTTACTTAGATTTTAGACCAATTATTAACAAAGTACCGTTTATAAATATTCCTGCGGGTGGTGGTTCAGCAGTTGCTGCAATCAACATTCCAAACGGAGGTATTACTGCTTTGCTTACTCCTTCTGCTGCTGACATAACATTAAGTCAAACAACTTTAACGTCAAGTCAAAACGTAACTATAACTACAGGATCTTTGACAAGCGGTAACGTGTACTCAATAGGTGTAAGGTTTGATTACGCTAACGGAACGCAGACTAATGATAACATTTTTATAGTAATAGAATGATACAACAAATAATTGCAATGCTCCAACTTGATAGTCACTACGGCATCAGCGAAGAGATAGACATTGCCAAAGGAAAATACAAGCTGCACACGTCTATGAAGAAGGCAATCAAACAAGGTAAAAGAGAACTTATAAATAAACGAAATGGCAGAGGTTAAAACTATAAAGATAAACGTAGATACTAAACAGGCGGTTAACGCAATGGATAACCTTGCAGAAGCCAATCACGATGTATCAGCAAGTTTTGCAGACGTATATGGAGAAATACAACCGCTTACTGCTCGTATGGGCGAAGCTGAGGATAGATTGTATGAATTAGCTGCTGCTGGTAAAAGCACTACAAAGGAATACAAAGACTTATTAGAAACCGTTGGTAATTATCGCAAGGTACAAATCCAAACGGATATGGCAGTTGATGCTGCCGCAGGTAATTTTACAAATAAATTAGGCGGTGCGTTAGGTGGTGTTACCGCAGGGTTTAGCTTGGCTCAGGGAGCAATGGGTGCTTTTGGTGTAGAATCTGAAGATTTAGAAAGGCAGCTTTTAAAGGTGCAGTCAGCAATGGCTATCGCTGATGGTGTTAAAGGATTTAGAGAAGCTATACCATCAATCAAAGCATTTGGAACGGCTTTAAAGGGTGCTATTGGAGCAAGCGGTATTGGTTTACTTGTTGTGGCATTAGGAACTGTTGCAGCGTACTGGGATGATATTAAAAGCGCAGTAGGTGGAGTAAGTGACGAGCAATCTAAACTTAACGAAAAGACGGATGCTAACGTCCTTGCACAACAAGCTAAATACGATTCTATTTCAGGTCAAGATAATATCTTAAAACTACAAGGAAAGTCAGAACAAGATATTTTAAGAATAAAACAATCTCAAATTAAAGCCGTAATTACTGCTACGGAAGCTCAATTAGTTAATCAAGAAGCGACTAAGAAAGCGCAGGTAGCAGCAGCAAAAAGAAACCAAAGTATTCTATCGGGTATTTTAACTTTCCTAACTGCTCCTTTGCAATTATTGTTGGGCACGGTTGATATGGTTGGAAAGGCTTTAGGTAAAGATTTTAATTTAAGAGAAGGTCTAAATAAAAGCATTACAAGTTTGGTTTTTGACCCTAAAGAAGTTGCAGAAGAAGCAGACAAAACAATAGAAGAAACCAAAAATAAATTAGCTACTTTAAAAAACGAAGCAGCAGGATTTCAAATTGCTTTACAAGAACAATCGGATAAGGCATCGGATAAAGCATCAACTACAACGGAAAATAAAAGTAAAGAAGAATTAGAAAAATTAGCTGAGTATAATAAAGCTGCTACGGATTTGTTTAAGTCAGAGTACGACAAGCAAGTTGAGGCTATTAACAAGAAATACGATGAGCAAATTGCATTAGCTAAAAAGTACAATAAAGATGTCAAAGATTTAGAAGCAGCGCAAATTAAAGAACTTGAAGATGCTTTAGATAAATCAATGAAAAAAATTGAAACATTATCTATTGCTAAAACACAAATTACCCAAAGGGATTTAGGCGGTTTGCGAGGCTCATTAAACACGGAGGTACAATTAAAGCAAGAAGCAGCAGATTTAGAAATTAGTATTCTTGAATCAAAAGCCAGTAGAGCAAAAAAAATAGAAGAACAAGCTAACTCATTTAAAGTAAAAGCAACTTTGGATGGCTTATCTGCTATTGCTTCAATTAGCGAATTGTTTGGAAAGAAATCAGAGAAGGCTGCTAAAAGAGCATTCCAAGTTCAAAAGGCTGCTAACATTGCAACTGCCTTAATCACTACTTATCAAAATGCAACTTCTGCTTACGCTTCGCAGTTTACTCCAGTGCCAACTCCTGACTCTCCTATTCGTGGAGCTATTGCGGCAGGTATTTCAGTAGCTGCGGGTTTAGCTAATGTTGCTAAAATTGGTCAACAAAAGTTTGAGGGTGGAACTCCTGTATCAAATAATGGCGGAGGAGGCGGCTCTATCCCATCTATAAGCCCATCGTTTAACGTAGTAGGTAACTCAGGTATCAATCAGTTAGCACAACTTCAGCAACAACCAATGCAGGCTTATGTGGTAAGTGGTTCAGTAACTACTGCTCAGAGTTTAGATAGAAACCGGATTGAAAACGCAACATTGTAGCTTTAAAAAGTTAAATAGATATGAACGTTATTGAATTAATCATTGACCCTAAAGACGAGCAAAGCGGAATTGATGCCGTAAGCGTCGTAGAATCTCCTGCCATTGAGGAGAACTTTGTAGCCTTATCAAAACACGAAGTAGAACTTAAAGAAGTAGACAAAGAGAAGCGTATATTAATGGGCGCAGCTCTGATCCCTAATAAAAAAATCTATCGTGTAAACGCAAAGAAAGAGGAGTATTACATATACTTTTCTGAGGAAACGGTACGTCAAGCTATGGAGTTATTCTTCAAAAACGGAAACCAAAGCAACGCAACTTACGAACACAAGGATGCAGTCAAAGGAATGACCGTTGTAGAATCTTGGTTGATTGAGGATAGCGAAAAAGACAAGAGCCAGTTATACGGATTTAGCTTACCAAAAGGAACGTGGATGATTTCTATGAAAGTTGATAACGATGAGGTATGGAATGACGTCAAAGCTGGCAAAGTTAAAGGCTTCTCAATTGAGGGGTACTTCGCAGATAAGTTAGAAATGTCTTTAGAGCAACAAAAGAAAAACGAAACAATAAATAAACTTAAAGAATTACTACAATGAACAATATCTTAAATAAAATCGCTCAAATGGAGCGTAACGCAGAGGAGATTCAATTAGCTTCTCATAAAGTAGAATTAAGTATTGCAGATAAAGCCAATAAATCGCTTGATGCGTTTAGAGATGGTCTTTTTCAAAAAACAAGTGATTTGCAAGATAATTTAATCATTCAAATTAAAGATTATAATAAGAAAGTTGAAGCTGCATATAAAAAATTCAGAGAAATAGAAAAAGGAGAATACTTAACTGCATATACTAAAATAACTGATATGGCAAAAGAGTTAGGTGTTGCACCAAATCAAATTCCTGATTTAGCAAAATTAGAAAGAGCTTATAATTTCAACAGAACAGTTTTTGATAGAGTAAAACCAATAAACATTTCGCAATAAGATGAAAAACATATTTAAAACACCAAGCAAAGCAAGTCCAAGAGCTGGTAGCAAAAGAGGCTGCCTATGCGAAGACGAAACATACTCAACTAAATGTTGTGATGGCAGTTTACAAGCGCAAGGCATTGGTAAAACTGCTGAAGTTAACGAACCTGCTGCTACTCAAACTGAGGTCAGCGGAGTGAGAACTATCATACGTCAAAACGGATAAAAATAAAACAAATATAAACACCATAAATTAGATAAGTATGAACACAATGAAAACTGTATTTACTAAATTGTTCTCAGAGGACAAGGTAGAATTAGGAAAACACGAAGTAGAGTTAGCTTTGGTTGATGATGTTAGGACTTTATATAATAACGCAAATAAGGCTTATCAAAAAAATACTGATACATTAAGTAAAGTAGCCAATCAATTAGAAACTGAGTTTCAAAAAACTGCTGACGAATATCAAAAGGCTTTAGATAAATACAATGATTTAGAGAAAATGTCAAAAGACTTAGGTGTTCCAATTCCAAATGAGATTTCAAAACTGAAAGGACTTATTGAATTTGGTCTTAAAGACTCGTTGAAAAGTAAAAGTAATGCAGCTAATATTTTAGCAATTTAATTAAATAAACAAATGAACGAAAAATCAATCTTAAACAAAGTCCGCACACTTTTAGGTTTAGAAGTGAAGTTGGAAACTATGATGTTAACTGACGGTGTATCTATGCTTGAAGCAGATGCTTTTGAAGCAGGTCAACCTGTATTTATCTTAACGGAAGACGAACAACGCATCCCACTTCCTATTGGAGAATATGAGTTAGAGGATATGCGTATTCTTGTAGTAATCGAAGAAGGTGTAATTGCCGAAGTTCGTGAAGCTGCTGAAGTAGAAGAAGAAGTAGTTGAAGAGACTCCTGCCGTAGAGGAAGAAGTTGAAGCTACTACCGAAACTGCTACACCTAAAAAAACTATTGAGTCTATTGTTAAAGAATCTTTCTTTAGCGAAATCGAATTACTTAAAAAAGAGAACGAAGAATTGAAAGCAAAACTTTCAGCACAAACTCCTGAGGTTGCAGAAGAAGTTGCACCTGTAGAATTGAGCGAAGAGCCTAAGCCTATTTCTTTCAATCCTGAAAACTCACAAGCTACCGATGTATTCAAGTTTGCTGCTAAAAGAAACGTAACAACTATGGACACGGTATTATCAAGAATTTCTAACATTAAATAATTAAATAAAATGCCTACAACAACTTCAATCACTACTACTTACGCTGGCGAGTTCGCAGGTAAGTACATTGCAGCAGCTTTATTGTCTGCTCCAACCCTTGACAAAGGCGGTATCACAATTATGCCTAACGTCAGATTTAAGCAGGTAATTAAGCGTGGCGCTACGGATGGTATCATCAAGAACGCAACGTGCGATTTTGATCCTACGTCTACTATCACTTTGACTGAGCGTATCCTTCAACCTGAGTATTTCCAAGTTAACTTACAATTGTGCAAGTCTGACTTCCGTTCAGATTGGGATGCCATTCAAATGGGTTACTCTGCATTTGACGTTCTTCCTAAATCTTTTGCTGATTTCTTAATTGCACACGCTGCTGAGAAAGTTGCTGCTGGTATGGAAACTTCAATCTGGTCAGGTGTTAACGCAACTGCTGGAGAGTTCGCAGGTATTATGACTCAGTTAACTACTGACGCATCTTTGCCTGCTGCACAAGAAGTTGCAGGTACAACTGTTGATGCTTCTAACGTTATTGCTGAATTAGGTAAAATCGTTGACGCTTGTCCTTCTGCTCTTTACGGTAAAGAAGACTTGACTCTTTATGTATCTAACAATATCTATCGTGCTTATGTACGTGCATTAGGTGGCTTTGCTGCTTCAGGTGTAGGTGCTAATGGTTACGACAACAAAGGTACAAACCAAGTTCTTGGCGACTTGTACTTTGATGGTGTTCGTGTATTTATGGCTAACGGTCTTGCTTCTAACAAAGCTCTACTTGCTCAAAAATCTAACTTGTACTTTGCTACTGGTCTTTTGAACGATATGAACGAAGTTAAAGTTTTGGATATGGGCGACATTGACGGTTCTCAGAACGTAAGAGTAATTCTCCGTTTTTCTGCTGATGCTAAATACGGTTTTGCTTCTGACGTTGTTACTTACGGAATCACAAACTCTGCTAACTAATCATTAGCTTAATTTAAAATAATCGGGGAGGGGTATACGCTCCTCCCTTTTTTATAACATTTAAAACTTAAAAATTATGTCTTGTCAATTAGCTAATGGTAGACTTGAAGTATGTAAAGATGCGGTAGGAGGCATTGATGCAGTTTACTTCATTAACTACGCAGATTACGCTTTTCCTACTGACGTTACTTATGTAGCTACTACCGATACAATTGATACGGTAGCTAACGTAGCATCGCTTTACAAATACGAACTCAAAGGAACAAACTCTTTTGAGCAAGTATATAACTCTTCTCGTGAAAACGGAACTACTTTTGCTGAGCAAACTTTGACTATCACTTTAAAGAAGCAAGATGCTGCTACACACAAGTCAGTTAAATTGTTAGCTTACGGTCGCCCTCACGTTGTAATCAAGAACCGCAACAACCAATTCTTTTTGGCAGGTCTTGAGCACGGAATGGAATTGACTACTGCAAATGCCTCTAATGGTACTGCAATGGGAGACCTAAACGGATACACTTTGACTTTCGTTGGAACTGAAAAAATTTATGCTAACTTGTTAGACTGCTCATCTGAGGCTACTTTAGCAGGTGCAGGTGCAGGTGCTGTATTTACATCAGCTACTATCATTACTGCCTAATCGTTTTCTTCATAGCGTGTAAGAAGGGTGGCATTAGCTGCCCTTTTTGCTTTTAAAACAAATCGGCATCAAGTCAGTTACTTTAATATGATTGTACTAACAACATCAGCATCAGCTCAGACGTTCTCGTTTATTCCAAGAGATACACCTACTACAATGGTGTTGACTGATGATCAAACAAACACTCCAGTAACCGTATCTATCACATCGCAAACTTCAGGCGATTACGTTAATACGTTGACTGCTATTTTTGCTTTATTAGAAGGTCATTTCTACGATTTGGTGCTTTACAAAAACTCAGCAATCGTTTATAAGGATAGAATCTTTTGTACTGACCAAAACATCGTAACATTCTCCGTAAACAACGGACAATATACATCTAACACCACATCAAATACGTTCATAGTTTATGAGTAACAACGTACACATACTAAA